GTAAGTTTACAACCAAGTATGGCTGAATCTCCTGAACCTGAACCTGAATTTAAAGGAGATGGGCAAGAATTACCTCCGGGATATAGATCAGGTATGCAATTAGGACCTTTAAAAGAAAAACTTTCTCAATTTGATAATGTACAGGAAGGAGCAGGAACATCTCCTGATTCAGTAACTTATCATCCAGCTATGGTTGCTGCTAAAAAAATGGAAAAAAAGATACACGATCAGTTAGAAGAGTCTAGTGCATCTAAGCATCTACGTAGTACAGCATTTGAAATGGCACTTTTTGGAACAGGTGTAATGAAAGGACCATTTGCAACAGATAAAGAATATCCTAATTGGGATGAGGATGGTGAATATAATCCTACAATAAAAACTGTACCTTCTACATCACATGTAAGTGTTTGGAATTTTTATCCAGATCCTGATGCTGATAATATGGACGAAGCAGAATACATTGTGGAAAGACATAAGTTAAGTCGTTCTCAAATGAGAGCATTAAAAAGAAGACCTTTTTTTAGAACAAATGTAATTGATGAAGTGATTGATTTAGGAGAATCTTACTACAAGAAATACTGGGAAGATGATCTTAGTGACTATCAAGTTGACAAAGGTGTAGATAGATTTGAAGTGCTTGAGTTTTGGGGAGCAGTTGATAAAGAATTACTAGAACAAAATGAAGTAGAGATACCAGAAGATTTACAAGACATAGATCAGCTACAAGCTAACATATGGGTTTGTAATGGCAAGATACTAAGACTAGTATTAAATCCATTTAAACCTGCAAAGATTCCGTATTATGCTGTACCCTACGAACTAAACCCCTACTCTTTATTCGGGATCGGTATCGCAGAAAACATGGACGATACACAAACTTTGATGAATGGTTTTATGCGTATGGCGGTCGATAATGCGGTCTTATCTGGTAATCTTATCTTTGAAGTAGATGAGACTAATCTTGTTCCAGGTCAGGACTTATCTGTATATCCTGGAAAAGTATTTAGAAGGCAAGGAGGTGCTCCAGGTCAAGGTATCTTTGGAACTAAGTTTCCAAATGTATCAAATGAAAATATGCAGTTGTTTGATAAAGCAAGAGTACTCGCAGATGAATCTACAGGATTTCCATCATTTGCACATGGGCAAACTGGTGTATCAGGTGTAGGTAGAACTGCAAGTGGTATTAGTATGTTAATGAATGCTGCATCTGGTTCTATTAAAACTGTAATTAAAAACACAGATGATTATTTGTTAAGACCTATTGGTGAAGCATTCTTTAGTTTTAATATGCAGTTTGATTATGACCCAGATATTAAAGGTGACTTAGAAGTAAAAGCTAGAGGTACAGAAAGTTTGATGGCTAATGAAGTACGAAGCCAGAGATTGATGCAGTTCTTACAAGTAGCAAGTAATCCTGCATTAATGCCGTTTGCAAAATTCCCTTACATTATAAGAGAGATAGCCAAGTCGATGGAGTTAGATCCTGAGAAGGTAACGAACAGTTTAGAAGAAGCTGCAAGACAAGCTGAACTGATGAAACAACAACAACCCCCTACCCCACCACCACAACAGCAACAACCTCAGGGAGCAGGTGGGCCACCTAATGTGGCTGATACTGCAGGAACAGGGGGTGGCAACATAGGTGTAGGTCAAGTACCTGTACCAGGAGAACAAGGATTTACGGGAAATGAGCAACAACCACAACAACCAACAGAGCAAGTACCTCCCCAAGCTGAAGGCACTGGTTAATCAACCTAACAGTTGGAATGCATTTAAAGAACATTTAGATGTATTACTAGAGGCACAGCATAGAACTATGGAACAGGCTATAGATCCTGTAGACATATATAAAGCACAGGGTGCAGTACAGATGATTAAATATTTAAAAGGATTACGAGATCAAGTTAATGCATCTTTAGAAAGTAAAAAATAATGAAATCAAAAAAACAAACA